TGTGGCTCTTAAAAAGATCTACTGCTGACCTGTATTTTAAATTAAAATACTCAGGCTCAACAATGTTTTGACACCTTGCAAACAAGTCTGCATCACTTAATAAGAATCTCAAGAACAATTCTTGTGTTTCTTCGTTGTAATTTTTTATATCGCTCATAATTTCTTCAACTCACTTAATATATATCTATAAATTTCATAATGGCCGTCTTCGTTTGGATGGTTGTCATCTTTACTTTCAACCAGTGGCCCTGTTCTACCTACAATATGACTCATAGGTTTTGTAATGTAAGGCATTAAAGTCATGTCACGATGGTAAGATGGAACACATCTCGAGCTCATTGCTGTAAACAAAAGTTTTATACCTTTTATTTTGCATAATTTTTCTAAGTTATTACATAATGCTAATATTTCAATTTGCCTTTGCCACTCAGGCACAATTACTGTATTGTGCCATACTATATTTTTATGAAAATATACATCTTCTATAGATTCTCCCTTATCATTAAAAAATGTTTCGTTTTTTCTTGTTGTAAACCCTTGCTGTTTGAAAACTTTTATTTCTTCTTCACCTAAAATAAATTTAGAAGGGATATAGTTTATATACATGCCTAGATCTTGATGAAAAAATTCTCCCCTATGCGGATTAGATAACTGACAGATTATAACATCTACTTCTTGATTTTTCTGTCCATGACGCATTGCTCTATTCATACACATACGCAATGCTCTGTGTGAACTTCCTCCTGCTATAGATTCATTTTCAACACGATATCCATTGTTACTTAGGTGCTGTGGCCAAGGTTTGCCGTTACGTTCTATGAGGGCATTATGTCCATGAGAGAAACTACAACCATTTACATATACGATCATAGCATTTTACCCTTTACTCGTGCTTTTATCTTGTTGCTAGTAGCATGTTTAATGATACTTGATACTGTGGCCAGCCTTCCATATTTTAAAACGGCATCTGCGGCGTCTTTTATTTCTGCATGCCACGGAGGAAAACTTACTTCCCAATCTAATGCTAATGCTTGTTCTATAAGATCTTTACCTGCATCATCTCTGTCTGGACATAATATAATTCTTTGCCCTAATTTTTCTATTAGTAGTGCCTGCTCTGGACCAACACTATTACCTTGTATAGATACTCCGTCTATAAGTATTGCATCAAATGTTCCTTCTGTAACAATTACAACTTCTCTTTTGCTGTCAGCAAATCTATCTACATTAAATACAAAACCAGGTTGCATGTTGTGTAAGTATTTTGCAGTTTGCTTTGACGGAGGGTTTACATGTCTTGCAGTCCAGCCAACAAGTTCACCATTATACGAAAAAGGAACTACTAATCTTTGCTTATATAATGTGTCATTAAAATACAGCAATGGATATAGACCGTATAGTTCCCTTTGGATTGCGTATTTCTTTACAGCATGATCATTTGGTAAGTCTTCGACTGCTATTGCATTCTCAGGTAAATCTACTTTTTTAAATTTTGATAATGAGTAAACATATTCTGTTGTATCTTGTTCTTCTAATAATTCTTGATTTTTTAGAAGTTCTACCTGTAACTTATGTAGTTCTGATTGATCTACTCCGAGTGTTGTTACTAATTCTTTAAATTTTCCACCTAGATGTGGATTCGGTGCCCAACCTGTTTTATAGCCACAGTTAAAACAGTTAAAAGATATTTTAGGACCGCTAGTTATAATGCCGCCTCTTTTTCTATTGTCGCTACACATAGGACAGTTTAATGTAGTCCAGCCACTAGGAGTTCTACTTGTATTAACAGGTAAATGATCGAAGACAAGTTTATGCACTTGTTCTACTAGAGAGTCTATATCCATAAGTTTATTATACAGGATATATTTAATATGTCAAGTTAATTTCTTACAAGAATCTTAGTAATTGAACCGGAAGTTGGGTATGTTAAGCATCTAATCCAATTAGCATTAACTGTAAATGTTTGATGATTTAAGTTGCTTGTAGATGTAAATGTAACATTAGAAATATCAAACCAATCTTTACTAGCATCGTCATTGCTTGGTGTATTTTCTAAAATGCTTCCTTGTATTAATACATTACCTGTAAAAGTTGCAGGATAAATTGCTACAGAATGTCTTGCATCTGAGAAATTTCTATCATGATTACCATACATAGAACTAGTTGTAAAGATATTTGCACTATCGCCTAACATTGTATTTGCAACTTGCGTAAATACATTGGCTTCTTGTGTAGCAGTTGGCTCTATTACTCCATCTGCAAGTATTTCTATATCCATTGATACATCATAATCCTGGCTTGTATATATAGGCATGTTTTTAGTTTCTGCAGAATCTTTAGTAATATATATTTTATATAAACCTTCGCTTATATTAGTCAAGTCACCTTCATTTAAATATAACTTAGTAATTCCGATACTACTTGTATCTTCACATCGTCTTGAAAGTAGCCTCTTTTTAGTTTGCGGGTTGTAAATGTGTGCCCACAGAGTATCACTAAAAACGTTTTGTAGTTTTCTATCTCTATCGCGTATATTAAAAGTAAGTTCGTTACTAAATCCTTTATGTGCTTTTAGTTTTCTATTGTTCATAGGTCTGTTGTCCAAATAAAGTGCGTCATCAGTTACCACTAAATCAATTGGGTCGTCGTAAATATATAATTTGTGATTACTGTTGCTCATGTTTTATAACCTTTATGTATTAGTATTTATCTTTCTAGATGCTAAATATCACTATGCAAGAAAAGTATCAAGAAAAATTTCCCTTTATCACAGGTCTGAAGTATGGGGAGGTAGAGCATTTTGGCATTGTTGTAAATTATGATAACTCTATAATCACATTTTACGATTTACAAAAAATAAGCAACCTAGACGAGACCAGGATACTATTAGAACTAGGAGACACATGGTGGTGGGAATCAAATAGAATGATGCCTATTGATGTGTTTCTGCATCACGAAATGAAATTATTTCGCCCTTACTTAACAACATTTATTATGAAAGATGTTACTCACATGTTTGGGCCAATGACTACCTTACAAAATCTTCTTAAGAAAAGAATTAAAAGACGAGGAATACAGTTAGTTAGGAAGTCTGATTAAGGCTTTCTACAATTGAATTTAATTGAACAATAATTGCTAAAGCATAACCCATTGCGTGGCTTTGCTTAAAAAAGTAATCGTCTGTTTTTACCCAAACTTCTTTTTCAATATCCTTCCAATCCTTTCCAACCAAATATCTTTTACCTGGTCGTATCATTGCAAGTATCATTGCTAATTGTTCTATGTTTTTAGGTTGATGCTGTTTTACTATTTCAAAATGTTTTGCAATATGAAACAGTTGCTCTACTATTTCTTTATGGCTAAACAATTCCCACATCGGCTCTGTTTCTATAAGTCTATTTAAATGCTCTTCATCGACAATATCTTTGTATATGTGATTGTTGAGAAAGTCAACTTTAAACCAACCTTCTTCTTCTGCTTGTTTGTGATCTATTGTGCTGTAACCTTCTAATGGAAACTTAGGAATGTTTTGAAAGTAGACACCAGTATTGTGTTTAGTAAACTTACCATCCTTTTCAATACTTGCAGGTGTATGCTTGACTAATGCAAGAAAGTCATCTCGGTTAGCCATATCGATGTCTACATCAAAATTAATCTTCACGGAACAATAAACTCCACTTCATTAACTTTTCTTTTTTAACTGCTATACGTCTTTGTATTTGTTCATCAGTAACAAGACCGCCATCTTTTAGAATCTCAATCATACACATAACATCACCAATTTCGTCTTGTAATTGTTTTATATCACATGATTCGTTAAAGCGAATTAGTTTACTACATGCCTGAGTAAGTTCAGCACACTCTTCCATTGTAATAACTAACATTTCTTCTTGTTTTTTCATTCTTCTTTTACAAATATTCCGTCAACCATTTTGCCTTTGCGATCTTTTATATCCTCATAAGCAACCCCTAAACATTCTTCTAATGTAGTGCCTTCACGTTCGGCAATGTTAATAAGAATAACTAAACAATCTCCAATGTCGTCTTTAACATCTTCTCCCTTGCACACACTATCAGAAAGTTCGCCAACTTCTTGTATTAATTTTAATACTTGATCTTTACTAGTTGCACCATCAATTAAGTTTCTATCATGATGCCATTGTGATGTTTTTTCAATTAAGTCCTGCATTTTATCTCCTATATATTTGCTATTTGGCAAGTCTTTTTAATTTCTGCTACTTCTTCTTTATTGGCTAAAAATACTTTCATCCAAAATTTAGAATCTATTATTTCTTTTATCATTTCTACTTGCTCAGAAGTAAAACGCCTTAGTAGATCATTGCCTGAGTCACTTAAATACATAACCCACGGCGAAACTTTTGCACTTCTTATATCGTGAACTGCTCTGGGTGTAGATACTTCTTTAAAATATTCATTATAATCCTTATTGTTATCTTTTGCCCATTCAGACAAATAAATTATAGTTCGTTCTAATGCTTTCAGACCCGGTTCTTTCTTAACATATAATAAAAGAAACTCGTCATACATTTTATCTTTGCTCCAGTCTGCTAATTTCTTTCCATTTTTAATTAACCATTCTGCAAACTGCTCTGGTTGTAAATATTCATTTCGAATACAACTTCTTCCAAATTTTGTAAAGCCTTCGTAGTATTGACTCTTTATAAAGTCTTCCTGTGTTTTAGGTTTACTAACAGTAGTATTCATTTCATAAAACATTTGGAACACTCTATAACCCAATCTAGTATGTGTTAAATCTTTGTCTGCATATCTTCTTTTCTTTACACACATATGAGCACTCAGAGTTCTTTCACTCATAAAGTTTTTGTTACACCATTTACAGGTATTACTTTCCAAAGATTTCTTTGATTGTTTTGTCATCGTATCCGTAGTCATATGCTAATGCCTTTAAATCATTATTACTGTTTAACTTAATCATTAATTCTATATCTTCTGGTTTGCTATGTGGGTATAAACCATATAAGAATTCAGATATTTTGTTTTTCTTTTTCTTAGCATTGGGTGGTTTTAAGTAAGGATGGAATTGTATTTTACCAACCCCACATGCACTAAGTAACAACCACTGTAGTTCAGGATGTTTACTAACTTCCATAAACTGAAAGTTTACTAATTCATTTGTAAGATATATGTAGTTTGCGGCATCTCGGCCTTGCACACTACTGCAATATCTCATCATCATCCAGG